ACCGGCCCGCTCTGTCAGTAGTTGGCGGTACACTGCATCAACGTGCCACTGAGCAACAGCAGCAAAGGCGTTGCGGATACGCTGCTTCAGTTCATCGTTGGTTTCGCGATCAGCCCCCGGCTCATCAATCCAATCAGCCTGGTTGACCACAGGGCCAATACCCGTAATGGCTTTTGGCAGCAGGTGGTAATAACCCGCGCCCAGGTTGTAACCCGCGCCCGCCTGCTCCGCTTCCACCTCTACCGAAATCTCTAATTCATTTTCCGCCAACATCGCATCAGCCAACGTAAGCACGCGGTAAACCATGCCGTTAATCGGATCGGTTTGTACCAGCGTGCCAGCGGGGATCAGCAGCGCCGGGCCTTGACTGGCAGCGCGTGAAAACTGCAACATGCCGCGGGCCTTGGTCGCTGGCTTGCGGGTTAGTCCATGCTCCCAGGCTTTGGCTTCGATAAATCCATCATCATTAGCGGTTTGCAAAAACATGTTCGGCAATATCCGCTCAATGATCAGCTGGTTCACTATCCAGTCAGCAGGTTTGGCAACAATGGCACTGAACAGCCGCCAGAAGGGAGAATAGGGCGAATCGTTATTTATTATCGCGCCATGCTCATCCACCTCTTGCCGGAACACCGCCTTCCAGCCCGCCTCTGAGGTTGGAATACCCGCATCTTCAACTAACCGTCTGAAATCGATGCTCATCTAAGATCCTGCCGTTATCTGAGTGGAAATAGGACCAAAATCGATCGTGTCAGCAAATACCCACCACATGCCGGGATCCTGCTGCTCAATTCTGACTGTACCCGGCATAATCCGCCGATCATCTTCCACCAGTAATACAATGCGGGTTTTAGTGTCTGTGCTGTTGCTGCCGCCACGATCTGCCAGCAGCAGGTGCGCCAGCCCGGTATCTAAAATGGCGTGAAGAATATCCTGCGCAATGACGGCGCGGTCATTCACCAATTCGGGATTATTGGCAACATCCATAACTAACTGGCCATTGTTGATGTGCAGATCTCGATACAGACTCACGATGCATACATCTCCAAATCAGATACCCGAAATTCCGCGACTTCTTTTGGATATACGTTGATGGTGTCGATATGGTTGGTTCGCTGCACAGCACTAGCCACCTGACCGGCAACGCCTTCTTTGGGCACTGTCGATCTGACCGGTTTAATCGATTCAACCTCTGGCACCACCGGGATTGTGGCTGGTTGCTCAAGTGGAATCTGGGTTACCGGCGGGGTCTCCACCTTTGGAATAGCGCCCATCTCAGGAATAAGCTTCAGAGACTGCTGTGCAACCTGCTGGGTTCGCTCGGTCTGCTGAACAGGCAGTTGGATCACTGGCGCCAACGCTGGTTGCTCTGCAACCTCCGGTACCTGGCTGGTCTGTTGCGCAACCTGCTGGACTTGCTCGGTCTGCTGAGCGGGGAGCGGCTGCACTTCTGCGGTTTGTTTAGCAATATCCGTTGCCGGGGTTTGCTCTAATGCGGCGGCGGATTCGTCTGAGAAACCCAGATCGATATCGACGCCAGGGATCATGTTGAGCTTATCAACCACCCAGTTAACATAGGCCAGGAATGCGGATTTTATGCCACCCCATACCGTGTCAAACACCTCGCCAATCGATTCGAGCCAGCCCCAATCGGTAATAGCCGCTTTCAGATCATCCCAGTAGTAGATCAGTGCACCGACAGCAGCAATGGCGGCAACCACTCCGGCCACAATCAGGCCGATTGGATTGGCATACATCGCAATGTTTACCGCAAGCATCACACCACGGAACACACCCAGCACCGCACTAAATGCCGAGAAAATACCAGACACCAGCATGGTGCCTGCCCCCCACGCTGTAGTCGCCATGGTGGCCGCGCCCATCACCACAGTGATCAGGCCACCGGCAGCAACCAGCCCCAATACACCCACAGCAGCATAGCCAAGAACGCGGGTCAGGTTAGGGAACATCTCGGTAAACCAGAGCACCTCCTTGCCCATGTCGGCAATCTTGCCAACAAAGGCATTAAACGCGGGGAGAATGGCCGCGCCAAAAGCGGCGCGGATCACATACCAGCTCTGGCCAAGACGTTCACTTTGGTCCGTCATCTCTTTAGCCATTTGGATAGCTGGATCAAGGCCGTTTACGTTGCTAAAGCCATCAATATTGTTTTTGAGTTGATCAAACCTCTCAATCATATTGATGATCATTAGCGAACCATCACCCAAACCAGCATCATCCAAAAAGGCTCTGGCCTCCAGTCCCGACATCCCGGCAATAAGCGGTTTTATCTTTTCCAAAACATCCACCATGGGAAGAAGGGCGCCATTACCATCAGTCAGGTTTACACCTAATTTCTCTTGTGCCCCCATGATGCCCTCAAGGTAATTGGTGTATTGCGTCACCGCATCACCTTCACCCATCTGCCGTTCAAGCATGGTTAAAACAGCAAACTGCTCATCCATGGCAACGCCAAGAGTTGATGGCAATGAATGCATACCATCAATCATTCCCTCTAGGATGCCGAATTCTGTACCCATCTTTTTGGCGTAAGCGGCCATTCCAGAGATCTGGTCAACAAAATTATGCCTGCCCATTGCATTAGCTTGACCATCAAAATTGCCGTAAAGATTTTTAATGTATTTGCTAACGGTGTCAGCGTCAGAGCCAACCGCTTTAGCTAAGGTAGCGGAGCTGCGGGTGGTTGCTGTTAATACATGATCTGGCATGTTTCCGAGTGCACCACGCATTTTTTCAGCATGCTGAATCACATCAATAGCCGAGTGACCGTAATCTAATGAAAACTCTAAGGCAGTATCTTTGAGACTTCTCAGCGCTGATTCAGCAATCCCAACACCTTTGGCCTGACCAAGAGCTTTGTCCATTTCAATGGCAGGTTGTAACGCCTCATAAAGCGCATAACCACTGGCAGCCACTCCGGCAGCGCCAGTTGCCATCTTATAGGTGCCTTTCTGATAGCCGGTGGTCAGGTTATTGAGCTGTTTACTAATGCGCGCCACTGGCCTGGTGATCTGGTCGATCAGGCCAACGGTGAACATTAATGGTTTTGGTAAGCTCATACTCTGCTCTCTACTACCCGCTGAAGGCTTTGCCTACAGCATTGCTGATGATGTTTTCTAAATCGGTGCGCTGACGCTTGAACAGCCACAGAGCGCGGGCTAGGTTGCTTTCACTGTCGGTTTCGCCCGGTAACAGATGGCGGCGTAGCGCCATCATCTGTTCAAGTCCGTTGCGCTCCATGGCATCCGCCAACGCCTCTATTTTTTTACACTGATCTCCAGCACTGGGGCGAATTCAGCCATAACTGCAGAGGCCATCTGAACCGGCGCCCCTGGGTTGCCCTCGATCAGCTTCTTCAGCTGCTCTTTGTGCTCTGGCTTAACCGTGCGCATCAGCAGGTTATGGGCAGGTGCCACCTTGTTATCCGGCATCAGGCCGTTGATATAGTCATTGTGATCATTGGTGGTTACGTCAAAGGCAAGTTCTGAGGCCCCAACAAGTAAAATAATGCTCTGTTTCATTGCGCTTCTCGCTTAGTTAGTAGTTTTTCAAGCTGTTCAAAGCCGTTTTTCATCTGGCGCTCCATACGGGCCGCCAGATCCTTAAAGTCTTCCTTGGTAGAGTAGGTTTCCGCCACATGGGTTTTATGGTCGCTGAGTTCCCTGGCTGTTGCTTTATTGGCGCGGGATAACCCAACAAGCACCGGCACCAATACCGTTAGCAACAGGCTGGCAACGCCAAGCGCCACCATCACCCAGTCTGAAATCGTGCTCACTTAACCACTCCATTCACCTTCTCAACCGTTCGCAGGCTGGCTAGTCCCAGCATGGCAAGGGTTAACTCCATCATTGCATCCAGCGGTAGCTCTGGCGTTCCCACATCGGGCCACAGCCATTGCAGGATCGGGTTAACCACGAAGGCGAACAGAAAGCCCAGCCCACACACCCACATCAGGAACGGACGGGCGCCGGCAACAAAGATGCTGCGATGCCTGGCTGCGGTGGTATTCGCCAGCGCCTGCATCAGCAGCGGCTTCTGCTTGATCGCTTCCAACTCGTTGTTGAGCTGCAACCGCTCCTCATCCGAGGTAAAGAGCGCATCGCCTGCCTTGCCAATCTGTTCAATCGGATCTGCAGAGCCGCCAATGAATTTCGATAACCAGCCCATGCCGCCTCCTAACAGATCACTTCCAGATGGTCCGCTTCTTTGTTTCTGCGGGTCGGGTAGCGGTCGCCAAATGTGCGCAGTTCACTCACCACTTGCGACCAGTTGCAATCCGTTGCTGCGGCCCAGAATTTCGGGCAACGCCGGGCAACAGATCCGTACTGGAAACCAACGGAGGTGATCACCGTTTGCGCCTGTTCTGGCAGCTCAGCAAACGGTGTTTCACAGGCTGCATCGAACTGTTTCGCCAGATAGCTTACGTGCTCTGCACGCACCACCTCGTCAATCTCAGCCGCTTCTTCAGGCGTCACGGCCAAAGGCGCTTCGTCCAACGCCTCTACCGCATCAAAGCAGGTCAATCCGGCATAGGGTGCGAGCTTGTCAGCAAGTGGCGTGGAAAAACGCTCATAGATAGCTACAAGCCCCATCTGGCCCAAATCCACCCCTGTGGCAATGGTCACACCAGAATGAGAATGTTCAGGATCCGGCACATAACCGGTTAACACCTTCTCGCCTTCAAAGCCTTCAATCAGGCTCCAGTCAATATTGGCTTGCTTCATCGTCTGCCCCTTAACTCTTCTAATCGCTGACATCCAACACAAAGCTGAACACCGGGTAGTGCTTCCTGCCGTTGTGCGGGAATAGGCTCCCCACACTCAACGCATTCCGTTGCGCTGGCTGTATTCTGTTGAGCGGCTTGCTCTCGGCGCTGTTTCCAGCGTTTTTCCTGCCGCTCCA